TTCATCGAATCGGCTGCCCCACTAAACCGAGTAGAAAAGGTTATGGAAGTAGTCACAGGACTAGCCAACGACCTGTCGATGGACAACAAGTTGTCCAAAGCGCCAGCAAAACCGGCTGACGCTTCAAGCGAACTAGACTTCTAGTTCGCATAGGGGCTCCGCCCCTATAACCCCGCTAGGGGGGCTTCGGCCCCCCTAGACCCCCCATGTTCACACCAAAAAGAAAGAGAGTAACCGTGAACGGAACCAAAGCACTACTCAGCCTATCCCTAGCAGTCATCTGCCTGCTAGCCTACCAGGCCGCAACAGACATACTAGTCCGCTACAGCATGTACAACACAGCCAACCACGAAGGCTACGCCGTGTTTATGATACTCGCAGTCACAAGCGGAATCGGCTCAATCATAGCCATCATCGCATCGTTCAACTTCGTTGACAGATGGCTGAACAAAGAAACAACAAACCAAACACCAGACGACAACCTCGACTGGTAAAAAAGTAGAATCGAGTATTTCCCCTATCCCCGCGATAGGGGAAATACTCCTATCAGTGCCCGAAAGGTCTGTTATGTCCAACGTTCCACTTCGCGTCCTCGTTACAGGGTCGCGTGACTTGACGGATGAGTCAGTAGTGCTCACCGCCCTCCAAGCCGTAGTCGAATACGCGGCAGGTCGCCCAATCGTCATCGTCCACGGGGCTTGTCGCGGAGCCGACTTGCTTGTAGCCCGTTTAGCAGCCGCGACAATCCCCGGAGTCACCATCGAGCCGCATCCGGCAGAGTGGGCCAAGTTCGGCAAGTCAGCCGGTCCCCGCCGTAATGCGGCTATGGTGAACTCCGGCGTAGAAATCTGTGCCGCCTTCTTCATCCGGGGCTGGCAGTCCCGTGGTACAGCAGGTTGCTGTCGGCTCGCCGTTCAAGCAGGCGTGCCAGTCCGGTGGTGGTATCAAGAGCCTCCTGCCGTCGGCTCATAAGGGCTCCGCCCTTATAATCCCGGGGGGGGGCCCTGCCCCCTCCACCCCCGCAAGGGGGAGACCCCCTAGACCCCCCTTAGTCAAAAGGCTAAGGGGGCATTTTTTTTGCGCCCATAATTTTTCTGCTCATACACCCCTAAAGGGGTGCATATCCCAGAAAAAGCCCTCCCCCTCAAATCCTTCAATTTATTCGCCTGGAACCCTACCCTTTGGTTTCTTCTCCCTACGTGTGCACGTTTTTTGGTTTTTGGGTGTTTTTGGTTTTTTGTGTGGTAGTATGTGTGTATGGATGTTTTGTTTAGTTTGCCTGGTTTTGGGTGTCGTCGGATTGAGTTGTTTTTGTTTGATGATGGTCCTGAGGTTTCTGTGTTTCGTGGTGTGTGTGATGGTGTTGTGGTGTTTTTTGAGGTTGGGGTTGGTTGGGAGTTGTGGGATGTGTTGAGGGTTGCTGTTGATTCTTTTAAGGTTGAGTTTGGTTTGTTGAATGATGGTTTGTAAAAAATTTTTTGAGGGTGGTGGTTTTTTTGTCGCGTGGTATTGCTGATGGTGATGATGATGTTGAGTCTGTTGTTGAGGATGTTTCTAATCAGGATTTGGCTGAGATGATTTTTATTGTTTTTAATGAGGTTAAGGCTTTGCAGTTGAGGTTGGATGAGGTGTTTGGTGCGGAGGACTGAGGTTTCTTTGTTGGATGAGGCTTTGCTTCGTGCTGCTGCTTCTGGTAAGAGTGGTGAGGAGATTGAGCGTTTGACTGGTGTTCCTGCTGCTCAGGCTGTTGTGCATGTGAAGAATTTGTTGGCTCGTCGTGATGTGTGGAGTGAGGTTGAGCAGAGGCAGTTGTTGGTGCATGAGTTGAATGTGTTGAAGGATTCTTTGATGCAGAATGCTGTTGATTTTAAGGATTTGGAGTCTGCGAGTTTGTTGTTGAAGACTTTGCAGGAGTTGGGTCGTCGTTTGGAGGCTCAGAGGGTTTCTTTGGATGCTGATGTTTTGCGTTTGTCTGAGTATCAGCAGGGTGTGATGTTGCGGGCTATGGATGCTGCTTTGGATTTTGCTAAGAGGGAGTTGCGGGATCGTTATCCTGATGTTGTTGTTTCTGAGTTGGATGAGCTTGTTGGTGAGGGTTTGTTGCGGGCTAAGGCGGAGTTGTTGGCGGAGTCTGATTTTGATGAGCGTGTCTGAGTCTTGTGGTTGTGGGGCGGGTTCCTGAGGGTGGTTCTTTGAGTGTTGAGTCTCGGGTTGAGAGTGTTGAGGATGTTGTGTATCCTGTTTTGCGTGTTGGTTTTAGGGGTGATGAGGGTGATTGATAATGTTATTGATGGTGTTATTGGTGATTTGCGTCGTCGTTCTAAGAATGGTTTGTATTTGACTGATCCTGTTGCTTGGGCTAGTGATGTGTTGGGTAAGCATATGTGGTCGAAGCAGGCTGATATTGGGTGTAGTTTGGTTGAGAATACGCATACTGCTGTGGTGTCTTGTAATGGTGCTGGTAAGAGTGCTGTGGCTGGTATTTTGGGTGCTTGGTGGATTGCTGTGCATGATCCTTATGAGGTTGCTTTGATTTGTAGTGCGCCTACTTATCCGCAGATTGCGCGTGTTTTGTTTAGGGAGTTGAAGGATAATCATAAGTTGGCGGCTGTTAATGGTTTTAGTTTGCCTGGGCATATTAATCAGTCTGAGGAGTGGAAGTTGCAGGATGAGTATGGTACTTTGATTGGGTTTGGTCGTCGTCCTGCTGATACTGATATTGTTTCTGCGTTTCAGGGTATTCACCGTCGTTTTGTTTTTGTTGTTTTGGATGAGGCTGGTGGTATTCCTCAGGATTTGTATACTGCTGCTGAGGCTGTTACTACGACTGCGGATTCTCGGGTTTTGGCTATTGGTAATCCGGATCGTAGGGGTACTGAGTTTCATAGGATTATGCGTGAGGATGAGACTTGGCATAAAATAAAAATTTCTGCGTTTGATACACCGAATTTTACGGGTGAGGTTATTCCTGAGTCTTTGAGGCCTTTGTTGATTCAGCCTGCTTGGGTGGAGCGTCAGAGGTTGGCGTGGGGTGAGGATTCGGCTAGGTATCGTTCTAAGATTTTGGCTGAGTTTCCTGAAGAGGATGATACTACGTTTTTTAGTCAGCAGGCTATTGATAGGGCGATTGATTGTGATATTGTTGAGGATATGAATGTTCCTGTTGTGTTGGGTGTTGACTTGGCTCGTTTTGGTGATGATGATTCTGTAGTGTATTCGAATAGGGGTGGCCGTTTACGTCATTTGTCTACGTGGTCTAAGGCTAATGCTGTGGAGTCTGCGAATAGGGTTCATGAGTTGGCTGTGAGTTTGGGTGTGTCTGAGGTTCGTGTGGATGCTACTGGTTTGGGTGCTCCGGTTGTTGATATGTTGGCTAATATGTGTGATGGTAAGTATGTTGTTGTGAGTGTTGTTGGTTCTGCTGCTTCTCCTGATAATATGCGTTGGTTGAATGCGCGTGCTGCTGGTTACGATAATTTGCGTGAGGGGATGGTTATGGGTAGGGTTGATTTGGATTTGGATGATAAGTTGTTGTTGGATGAGATGATGGCTATTAAATATAAGTTTTCTTCTAAGGGTTCTATTCAGATTGAGTCTAAGGATGATATGAGGTCTAGGGGTATGAAGTCTCCTGACCGTTTGGATGCTTGTATGTATGCTGCTTTGGATTTGTCTCGTTTGATGTCGTCTCCTTTTGGTTCTGCTAGGCCTGGTGATAGGGTTTTGGTTGAGGCTAATGCTATGGATTCTTTGTTTCCTTTCTATTCTGATTGGAAATGGTAGAATGTTTTTAATGTTTTTTATTTAGTTTGGAGTTTATTTTGAGTTTTTCTGACGATTTTTCTAATAATTCGGATGGTTTTGCGGAGTCTTATCAGCGTATGGCTGACACTATTTTGTCTATTGAGGATAGGGGTTGGGCTCCTTTGAGTGAGTATTTGGGTTCTTTGAATGCTTTTAGTTTGGAGTCTTTGCATTCTTTGGCTTCTGAGTTGTGTGAGAAGGTGGATGGTAATCCTTTGTTGAAGCGTGGTTTGGGTTTGCGTACTAGCTATGTTTTTGGTAAGGGTGTTGAGTTTGATGGTTTGTCGGCTAGGGTTCGTGAGTTGATTGAGTCTGATAATGCACAGAGTGCTTTGTTTGGTTCTCAGGCTATGGCTATTAATGAGCATTCTCATTTTACTGCTGGACAGTTTTTTATTTTGGGTGATGTGTCTTCTAAGCGTTTGCAACGTATTCCTTTTGGTGAGATTACTGGTTGGGTGACTGATCCTGATGATAGTGAGTTTGTGCGTTATTATCGTAGGTCTTGGACTCGTCATAGTGAGGAGAGTGGTGGTGTTCCTGTTCAGGTTTCTGTTTGGTATCCTTCGGATCTTTATGTTCCGAATGGTAGTTTTGTTAGGAGAATTAAGGGGGAGCCTGTTGATTCTTCTAAGGTTATGTTTGCTTCTATGGTTAACCGTAGGACTGGTACTGTTTGGGGTGTTGCTGATGCTTTTTCTGCTTACCCTTGGGCTTATGCTTATAACGAGTATTTGAAGGATGGTTCTCGTATTTTGAAGTCTTTGGCTATGTTTGCTTGGCAGTTGAAGACTCGTTCTAAGAATGCTGGTGCTACTGCTGCGGCTACGATTGCTACTCCTCAGTCTGCTGGTTCTACAGCTATTTTGGGTGCTGACATGGAGTTGTCTTCTTTGCCTAGGGCTAGTAGTGTTGATTTGAGTGATGGTCGTGCTTTGGCTGCTATGGTTGCTTCTGCTTTGGAGGTTTCTGTTGTGACTTTGATGTCTGATCCTGGTTCTTCTGGTGCTTATGGTACTGCACAGACTTTGGATGTTCCTACTATTAAGGCGATGCAAGCTAGACAGAAACTTTGGGAAGCGTTTTTTAAGCGTGTATTAAAGTTTATGGGTGCACGTAATGTGGGAATTAAGTGGCCGAAGATGGAGTCTGAGGCTACTTACCGTCAGATTCAAGCTATTTCTTTGGCTTATGAGGCTGGTGCTTTGTGGGAGGATGAGTTCCGTAATGCTGTTTTAGATGAGTTGGATGTTGTTCCTTTGCATCGTGGTATTTCTCCGATGGCTAAGGATAAGGTTGATGGTTTTTCTTCTGATTCTTCTTCTGGTTCTGTTGTTCCTTCTAAAGGTAATAGTGGTGTTGTAGGTCAGTTGTCTAATAGTGATAATTCTTTACGTGATATGGATGCTCAGTCTACTGCATAATTTAAAATTAATGTGGTATCATTACATATAGTGAATGTTTACTATAGTATGGAGTTTTTATGGCGATTAACTTAAGTGAATCACTTGGTTTTAATGCCAGTGAGGGTAAAAATAAGTGGCGTGTAAAAATAATTCAATCTGGATGGGGTTCTTCAGGTTATTATTCTGAGTCTCTTTTATCTAGCTTTGGCCCAAAGGTTTTTAAGTCTGGTACTAAGGTTTTTATGAATCATCCTGATCTTAATTCTAGACCTGAGCGTGATGTGCAGAAACTTGCTGGTAAGTTGATTACTGACGCAGTTTTTTCTGAGGGTGCACTTTATGCTGATATTGAGTTTTACTCTAGTTATGCTCCGGTTATCCGTGAGATGGCTGGAGACATTGGTTTGTCTATCCATGCTTTTGGTGATGCCGAGTATGGTGAGGCAGAGGGTCGTCAGGGCCCAATTATCGAATCGCTTATTGAAGATCCTTTGACTAGCGTCGATGTTGTAACCGTAGCTGGAGCGGGCGGTAAATTTTTAAACCTGCTTGAAAGCTATTCCAGAAAAACACTAACTGAAGTTAGTGAATCATTATCGGAAGGAAATGGTATGTCCATTACGAAAGAAGAATTTGATGCAGCTATTGCTGACCTCAAAAACGCCTTCGTTGAGGCACTGTCACCAGTTGTAGAGTCTGTCTCTGTGCTGGTTGAGTCTGCTAAGCCTGCTGAGGTTGAGGGAGATGTAGCTGATGAGGCTCCAGCCCTTGACCCTGTAGAAATTGCAGAGAAATTCAACGAATCAGGTCTACCTAAGATTGCTCTTCAGCGTGTTGCTGAGAGTCTTAAGTCAGACGTAAATGTCAAGTCTCTTGACGAGCTTATCGCAGATGAGAAGGCTTATGCTGACTCTCTTCGTGAAGCTATCTCCCCTGCGACAGATGAGATTGGTGTTATCCACGAATCTGTAGCTAAGTCAAATAATCTACTTGATGAGTTCAGCGCTATTGCTTCTCGTCTAAGTAGCAAGTAGAAGAAGGTAAATCATGGCTCTTAATGAGATTTATGCTGTAGCCGATTCCCTCGTCTATCCTGTTGCAAGCACCGTTGAGGCGGGTAACTTGGTTCAGGTTGGTCAGGTTGTTGGTATCGCTGAGCACGACGCAAAGCAGGGCGAGGATGGCAACTATTACGCTACCCTTAAGCTGTCTGGCGTTTTCGAGCTCACCACTTCAGTTGCAGTTACTGTAGGTGCTAACTTGTATGTTACATCTGCTGGTGTTATTAACACTACTGCTGCTGGCAACAAATTTATTGGTCACGCACTAAAAGCTAAGGCTGGCGCTACTGCTGGTCCAGTTTATGTTCGTCTAGTGCAGTCGGCTGCGTAAGGTAAGGTAAAATTATGAACGACAACATTACTCCACGTCAGGTCGAAGCTGCAAAGATCCTTGAAGGCGCTATTCAGGGTGACCGTGCCGCTAAGCTTAAGCTTCAGGAAGGTATCGCTACTAGCGACCTGCCAGTCCAGCTTGCACCTGTTATTAACAAAATCATGCTTCAAAACTATGCTGAAGAGCCTAAGGTTTGGAGCGCATTCGCACAGCGTCTAGTTGTAGATGACTTCCGTCCAGTACAGTACATGAACATGGCTTACGAAGATGAAGGTCTAGACAACGCTGGTGACACTTTCCGTCCAGGTTCGCTTCCAACTGTAAACGAATACGATGAGTATCCAACTGCTGGATGGTTCACTTTCAGCGAAGCAGAGTTCAAGGTCAAGAAGGCCGGTGCTCGAGTCCGCTTTTCATGGGAATCAATCATCAATGACGGTAACATTTCTATCCTTGAGCGTCTACCTCTCGAGCTTGCTCGCAAGGCTGCCGGTAAGGAAGATGAAGAAGTCACTAAGCAGCTTGTTTCTACTTCTGGTCTAAACACTGCTAACTTCAAGTCAGCTAACCAAAACCTACTTGCAGGTAACCCTGCTCTAACCCTAGAGTCTCTAGAGGCAGCTATTGAGGCTGCTAACCTACAGACTTACAACGGTAGAAACGTTCAGCCTTTGAGCCGTTTCGTTCTTGTTGTTAACGCTGGTCTAGAGCTAACTGCAAAGAAGATCCTTGCTATTCAGCAGGTTCGCACTGAAACCACTTCTGGTTCAACTGTCAAGTCGACTGTAACTGGTAACCCAATTGCTGCTTCAATTGACATTGTTGTTAACCCTTGGTTGAAGAAGATCAACAGTGGTTCTAGCAACTACTGGTTCTTGCTACCTGTTCCTTCTGACACTCTAAACCCTGGTGTTGTTCTTGGTTTCCTTCGTGGATACGAGGCTCCAGAGCTACGTGTTAAGGCTAACGGTGGTTTGTATCTAGGTGGTGGCGCTGTTCCAGCTCGCGAAGGTTCATTCGACAACGATGACTTCGAGATGAGAATTCGTCACATTGCTACAGGTGGATTCCTTCTTCCTCAGGGAACGATTGCATCTACTGGTGCTGGCTCCTAATATTTAGTCAAATAAATAACCCCGCCCAAAAGGCGGGGTTTTTTATTGCTGATATAATGGTTTTGTCACGCTCCCTCCTTCGTGGCCGCCCACCCCGTTGAGCTTTTGTTCCGGGGTGGGCTTTCATGCAGTATAATAGGTTTTATCATGATAATTTTTCCAGAAAATAATTTACCAGACCAGTCTCAGGATTGGGCTGATACTGTCGAACGTGAAATTAAACGTATCGATAAAAAAACTCCTGCAAGTAAAAATACGGTTGTTTCTGTGCCTGTTGAAGGGCCTGTTGGTCCTAGGGGGCCTCAGGGTGAAACTGGGCTTAAAGGTGAAGATGGTGCTGATGGTCCGCAGGGTCCGCAAGGTGAAACTGGTCCTGTTGGCCCACAGGGGCCTCAAGGAGAGCCTGGCGTTGATGGTCTTGATGGTAGAGATGGTGTTGACGGCAGAGACGGTGTAGATGGCGCTGAAGGCCCACAGGGACCACGTGGCGAAACTGGTTTAACTGGCCCAGTTGGACCTAAAGGTGACAAAGGTGAAACTGGTCCACAAGGACTTAAAGGTTTAAATGGTGCACCGGGTGTTGATGGCGATTCTGCCTATGAAATAGCAAAACAAAACGGGTTTACTGGCACGGAACAAGAGTGGCTAGATTCTCTTATTGGTCCAGTTGGACCTATGGGTGGAAACGGTTCCCCAGGTGCGACAGGGCCTGCTGGACCACAAGGATACACAGGATTATCTGCGTATCAGGTTGCACAAGCAAACGGATTTACTGGAACTGAACAAGAGTGGCTTGATTCTCTTCAAGGTGACAGTGGCCTACCAACTGGAGGTACAGCTGGACAGGTTTTAACTAAATCTAGTAGCACAGATTATGCTGTTGAATGGGCTGATCCAGCAAGCGCAATAGCCTACACGTCTACAGTTAAACACACCGTTAAAGCCGGCTTAGCTTTAACTAAAGGTCAAGCTGTTTACATGAGTTCTGCTGATGGAACCAATATTATTGTTGGAAAAGCAAGTAACGTTTCTGAATCAACTTCAAGCAAAACTATGGGTATTCTAGCTCAAAGCTTGGCTCATAATGCTTTTGGTTTTGTTGTTACAGAAGGTCTTTTAGCTGGTTTAGATACTTCTCAAGCTAATGATGGCGACCCTGTGTGGCTTGGAGTTGATGGTAACTTAATTTTTGGTTTAGTAAATAAACCTTATGCTCCAGCTCATCTAGTTTCTTTAGGTGTCGTTACTAGATCTAATGCTAATAATGGTGAAATTTTTGTTAAGGTTCAAAATGGTTTTGAATTAAAAGAAATACATGATGTGTTAGCTAATGCTCCACAGCATAACGATGTTTTAGCTTATGATTCAACTACTGGTCTTTGGAAGGCAACTAAAACGCCTTTAAAATATATGCACACACAAACTGCGGCTTTATCTTCTTGGACAATAAACCACTATATGGGTTATATGCCAAGTATCACTATTATAGACTCTGGTGGCAATGAAGTTGAGGGCTATATAGTCTATAATAGTACTGACGCATTAACAGTATCTTTTTCAGTCGAAATGTCTGGAACTGCTTATCTATCTTAAGGAAGAATAATAATGTCAAAACTTTTTTTAACAAACATCAATCTTAATGGCAATCAGCTATTAAATGGTGTTATTCACAAGGCGGGAACTGCACCAACATCACCAGCACCAGTATCGGGTCAGGTTTACTATAACTCTGGTGATGGTTTCATTTATGTTTATGATGGAACCGTTTGGGATAAATTAGCTATTTCAGGTGAAATAGTAAACGCCGATATTAAAGCTGGCGCAGCAATCGATAAATCAAAGATTTCTGGTACAGCAATTACTGCAGCCGATTCCGGTACAGTAACATCAACAATGATAGCTGACGGAACAATTGTTGATGCAGATATTAACGCTTCAGCATCTATTGCTTTAAGCAAACTTGCAACAAACCCTTTAGCTAGAGCAAACCATACTGGAACTCAAACTTCAAGCACAATATCTGATCTTGCAACAACTGTGCAAGGATACAGGCTTGACCAGTTTGCTGTACCAACTGCTGACCTTAATTTAAACAGCAGAAAAATTACTTCTTTAGCTGATCCGGTCAACGCTCAAGATGCAGCTACTAAAGCTTATGTTGATGCAACTCGACAGGGCCTTGATGTTAAAGATTCTGTTAAAGCTGCAACTACAGCTAACATAACTCTTTCTGGAACTCAAACAATTGATACTGTTTCCTTAATCGCTGGCGACAGGGTTCTCGTTAAAAATCAGAGCACTGGTTCAGAAAATGGTATTTGGGTTGTTGCTTCTGGAGCTTGGTCAAGGTCAGTAGATGCAGATAATGGAACTAAATTAAATTCAGGTGCATTTGTTTTTGTTGAGCAAGGTTCACAACAGGATTCTGGTTGGGTTTTAACAACCGATGGAACAATAACTGTGGGAACAACTTCTTTAGCTTGGGCACAGTTCTCTGGTGCAGGACAAATCACTGCTGGCGCTGGTTTAACTAAAACTGGCAATACTATTGATGTTGCTACCGCAAATGCTTCTAGAATTGTTGTTAACACTGACAGCATTGATCTTGCAACAGTAACAGCAAGCAACACTACTCCAGCTATGGGTACAACAGTCATAAGTGGTGTTACTGTTGATTCTTATGGTAGAGTTACAGGCGTTGCCACTTCAACAAATAAGTTTGCTGGACAAAACACTCTTCTAACCGTCACTTCGGGTGCGGCAACTTGGACTATAACACACAACCTAAACACTAGTGATGTTGTTGTTCAGCTGCGTCAAGTTTCAAACAATGAAGTTGTTGAAGCTGATGTTGTTATTACTAGCGCAAACGTTGTTACCGTTACAATTGCTTCAACTGCTGCTTCTATCGCAGCAGATACTTATAGAGCAGTAGTGATTGCATAAGGTTAAATAAATGGCAAAGAAAGTCTTAACAGACATAACTGCTACAGGAAGTGTTACAGCAAGCAAAGGTTTAACTCTTACTGGAGCTAACTCACCAATAACTTTAAACGGTTCCCTAGGAATAGGCGGTCAGCTTTTACGGTCGACTGGTGCAGGAACAACCCCAACTTGGGTTAACCCTACATTAAGCACAGCTTATATGGCTTCGACTACTTCAGCTCAGTTAGCTGGAGTTATGTCTGATGAAACCGGCTCTGGTGCTCTTGTTTTTGGCACTAGCCCAAGTTTAACAACGCCAAGAATTGCTAATAGTTCTGGAACAGTTGCTTCTGGTTTGATGGATTATAATGGTGAAATTTTTACTTTAACAACGACAGGAACTTCTGCTGGTAAAGGAACTATTCTTTCACCAGCTTGGGCTTACTCTAACGCTAACGCTACAGCTGCAACAACAAACACTTCGCAATCAATCTTTCAAGCAGGTGCTAGAGCATTAACTCTTGAAGCAGGCAAAACCTACTATTTTAGGTTAAGTTTAGGTTTTACTGTTGCCTTCCCTGCTGGTAGCCCTTTTGCTGTTCAGTTTGTTCCAACTTTTTCTCAAACACCGGTAGCCATAAACTACACTGCACAGTGTTTTGGTGCAACTACAGTGAATAACTATAGAATAACTTCTGCTTCTGCAACAACAGTGTCACCAACATATTCTGGTGCTGCTTCAAACCAAAATCTTTTTATCGAAGGATTTTTTCAAAGCAACGGAACAACTGGTGGTACAATAGAATTTAAGTACCAGTTGAGTCTTTCAAACCCTGGTGGTTCAGCAACAATGAACACTGGTTGTTTTCAACAGATAATGAAAATTGGTTCTGGTGCTCCGGGTATTATTTCTGGGGCTTGGGCATAATGGGTGAATATAATAAAATGATCGATAAGGTAAAATAGTGTTATGCCAGATATTACACCTCCAAATTATAGTACAACTGTAGGTCAAGTTAGACTTTTAATTCCAGATACTGAACAGTTAGAAGATCCAAAGAATCCTTCTGCTGCGCCGGAATATATTTTCAGTGACTCTCAAATTCAAGCATTTATTGCTTTATATAGCGACAATGTTAAACGTGCCGCTGCTGCAGCAAAACTTGCTTTAGCCACATCTGAGGCACTTATCGGTAAAGTTATAAAAACATACGACTTTTCTACTGATGGCGCTAAACTTGCTGCAGAGCTCCGTGCTCAAGCTAAACAACTTCAAGATGAGGCACGTGAAGATGACATGTATGATTCTTACGAAACTTTTATTGTTGTAGCCCCTAAAAAGAAGTGGGATAACGAGTGGCTTTAAATAAACGTCCAGTTTTAGATCCTAGATGGATTGAACATCATTCTCCAATTGAGGATGGGTTTGAGTAATGATTTTGTTCCTGCGTCCGCTAAAGATGTTGCTGTTTTCTTTAATATAAATAAAAATGAGATTGAAGATTTTGATGGCACAATAGCAGATATACGTCCAGGTCATGAAATGAAGGTTACTTCGGCTCCTGCTGATGAACAGATGCTTAAGTTTAAATATATTGTTAAATCTGTGGTCAACAGTTCAAATACTTGGTCTAGGGGTATTGTTTGTGAAGTGAATCAGGAGCTTAACCCTAACTATGCCTAAAAGTTCTGTTTCTTTAGAAAAATCTCTCGAAAAAGAATTCGAGAAGATTCGTCGCATCATTGGTAGGGGTGCTAGGACTGGTGCTATTGAAACTAGGAAACATATTTTGGGTGGTTCGCCAACTGGAAGTCAATGGCATGTTCAGGCAAATGCCAGGAGGCAAAAAGCTGGCACTTATCCTGGAAGAGGTTACGGTGCTCGTATTGAAACAGGTAAAATGATTGACTCAGTTTCATACAGTAGAGCTAAATGGAATCCTGCAACGAAAAGCTATCAAGCAAGCTTTGGCTTTCCTTATGCCCCGGGAACTTTCGGTAATATTAGAAATGTTAGACCTTCAAGTAAATATAAACAAAAAATTGATATGATGCGTTCACCAGATTTCAGGCCTTGGGCTTCAGATAAAAACTATTTTGCTATGCAAGAATATGGTTCAGAAATGCCTGGCAGTAACGTCAGAAAAGGTATGCACGCTACAAGAAGGGCGATGACAATTGTTTTAAAGCAAATTGATTCTGAAATGTCTAAACTATATAAGAAAGGTAAAAAATGAGTTTATCTTTACTTCCTACACAAGACGCTATAATTACTAAACTTAATGAACTGCCACAAACAGTTTATGAGAACACTGTTCCAACAGATGATATTCTGCAATATTCTGATGGACAAATGCTACCGTTTATAGTTGCTCTTTTTGGCGGATATTCTAGAGCTATTGAAGGACGTGGCATCACCTCTGTGCGTCAAGACTTAGGTGAAAGCTATGTTTCTATTGCCTGTGTTGGACCAACTGAACGTTCAGCTAGGCAAGTTGCGGATCTTGTTTTAAACCATTTAACAGGATTTTCCCCTGTAAACGCTAGCGAATTAACGCCAGCTCCTAGCACAAATACTATTATGTTTGATAATTCTGTTAAACCAGTTAAATACATTTCAGAAATAACTTTTATCTTTTATGTCAATACTAATGTGGTATCATAGTATAGATGGAAAGAAGGGACCGTAATGGCACTTTTTAAAAATAAACTTACTGGGGAGATTGTAGAAGCTCCAGAGCATTATCTAGAGCACCCAATTTTTGGGGCTAATCTTATGCCAGTAGATCAAGATGTCGAAGCTCCTAAAGCTGAAACTAAAAGTAAAAAAGCCAAGGGTTTTTCGCTTGGCGAAAGAAAATCAACCGAGAATAACGAGGAATAAATATGCCTGCTAAAATGCTCCGTCCCAATGTGGGACTTTATGTTGCAACCGCAGACGCTTTTGCTGACTGGAAGAACCCTACTCTTACTGAAATCACAAGCGCAACTAAGGTTTTCAACATCTCTCCGGCAGTTACTGACGACTATACTCTAAATCAAACAGAGTCACAGTCAGATAACTCCCTAAGCGTTGTAGACAACGCTGACGTAACAACCCCAACGTACTTCAACTACGAAGCTTCACTTGACGCTTTCCGTGACGCAAACCTTGCTGCTGATTCTGTTTACAACAAGTTCTACAACTTGTTTAAGTCTCCAGACGTAAAGTATTACCTCATCAAGCGTGTAGGTAAGTCTCACGATGCAGCATTCGCTGCTGGTGACGTAGTTAGCATCTTTGGTGTTAGAACTGACTTCCCTGTTGACATTGTTGCTGACGGTGAAATGATTCGTATTGGTGCTAGATTCCTAGTTACTGGTGAAATTGTTTTGAACAAGGCTGTTGCTGCTGGTACTGCTGGTGCAGGTCCAGAGCTTAAGTCAACCATTGGAACTAAGTCAACTTCTAACGGAAAGATTAAGGTTACTTGGATCCCTGTAGCTAACATTTCAAACGAAGGAACTTTCCTTTCAGCTCCAACCGCAGCTTTGCTTAACGGTGGAACTGACTTGACTGAAGCTATCGCTTGGGACAGCTATGACCTAGGTTCACAGGACTCTAACAAGATTGAAGACCGTTCAATCCTTGACGAAAGTCAGGTTCAGAGCCGTGGATTTGCTCAGTACAGTGGTTCTTTGAACTTCTTCCGTAGCCCATACAACACTGTATCGCTTGCCGCCACTTCAGGTACCGCAGCTGCATTCACTTTCATTTTGACTGGTGACCAAAGCTCTAAACTAGAAGTTGGAATGAGTGTAAGCGGAACTGGTATCGGTACTGGTGCTAAGGTTGTTAGCTGGTCTGTTTCAACAAACACTACTGTAACTGTTAGCATAGCTAACTCTGCAACTGTGTCTGGAAACATTACTTTTGCTAACGCACAGACTTTGGCATACGACTTGTATAAGGATGCAACTGGTACTACACGTCCAACCGGTTACCTTGCTGTTAGAATCAACAAGGCTGCTACTGGTGCACACCTTGCTACCGATGTAGTATCTATCTACAAGTTTACTGCTGACGCTTTCATGGAAAACACTGAAGGTGAAGACAGCGTTAAGTTTATGGTCAACTTTGCTTCACAGGGCAAGCTTGGCAAGAACGTAACTGTAGCCTAGTCTAAATAGACTGGTCTGGGGTGGGGACTTGCGCCCATTTGCCCCGCCCCGGACCTTAAACTCCGTTAATGAGCGATAAATTTATTTTGAAAGGCGCAATAATGAGCGAAGAAAACATTAAAGAAGAAGTTAAGCCGATAGACACTGCTGCGGCTGAAACGGTTGTGCAGGAAACGTTAAAGCTTGTTGAGAATGCACAGTCGCAAGGAGTTTTTAATTTAAGTGAAGTAATTAAAGGTAGAGGCTATCCTACTAAAGAGGTAACTATTTATTTGGATGCTGAAGCTGCTTTTGAACTGTCTGAGTTGAATGACGAGATGATGGGTTATTTTGATGAGACTTTGACTGCCGATCTGGAAAAGAAGGCTGAAGGTCTTGTAGAGAAAATTAAGAAGTCTGCAATTACTTTTGTTATGCGTGGAGTTAGCCAGAAGATGGTTGAGAACGTGATTAAGAAGGTTAATGAAAAGATTACTCCACCTGATAACCGTCGTGAGTTCAGTGAGAATGAAGAGTGGATTAAACTTTATATTGCTTCTTTGGTTGCTTTGAATATTGTTAAGGCTATTGACGCTAACGGTAATGTTGATGAGCGTCAATATTCTGCTGAAGAGATGCTTGAGTTGAGGGAACTAATGTCTGCTGATGCCTGGAACTCTATTGTTGAGACTATGCAGAAACTTACCCTTGCTAGCGGATATTTTGAACAGTTAACGGATGCGGGTTTTTTACCGAGGTCTTAACTTGGTCAGGCAATAGGCCTTATCTAGTTAAGATTAAAACTGCTATTAAAAACGGTATTAGGCCGGTTGCCATGCTCTTTCATGAGCAGCCTTCTGATCCTTGGATTCCTTTTGATTTCATGCTCCTTGAGGCATATCAAACTTTAGAGGATGAGACTTGTAATGAGTGTGGTAATCCGGTTTGGATATGCCGTAATGAAGAGGCCAGTAATGTTGGTTTTAAAATTAAGGTGACTAAATGTTTCGCTAAAGCCGAGTTAGATAAGTGGAGCGAAAAGGAAAATAAGAAAACTAATAAGAAGGCTTTTGGTGAGATCCCTTATATTGTTGCTTATACTTATGATGATGGCCCAATGCCAACTAGAAGAGCATATTTAGAGTCAATTATTGCAACAGATGATGTATAATATAGGTATAAATATTTTGGTTTAGGAGTTCCTTGTGGCTGGTGAAGATTTTAATATAAGGCTTGGGTTAGACACATCTGCCGCAGACAATGCTTTAAAAGAATTCACTGCTAGAGCAAAAAGGCAGACCGCTGCTTTAAAAGCTGAGTTAGGCGAAATAAAAGCACCTAAAATTCAGCTTGATGTTGACACACAAAATATTGTTGACAAGATGGCTAAGCTTGAAAAAAGAATTCTTACAATAAAATCTTCTTTTGGTGATTCATCTAAAAATGCTGGTGCACCAGTTAAGTATAGTGGCACTAAAGGCATGTTTAAAAAGCTTGAAGAATATGAAAATAGAATTTCTGCAATAAAGGGTTCTATAGATCAAATGTCTAGCCTTAAAGCGAAACAGGGCGATAAAGCTGATCCAAAACTTGATTTAGCTATAGAGCATTCAAGAAAGCTTATTAGTCAACTTGAAAAGGAAAAACAAACTGTAGCTAAAAGTATTGCTGCCCAAGGTGCACAGTTAGAAACTTATCAAAAAGAGTATAACCAGTTGATGCGTGACCCGAAAGTGGTTGAGGCTTTAAAGAAACGTAAAGAAGCTGTTGAAAAAGCTAATCAAGGTGCTGTTGAGGCGGAAAAGAAAAGAAGGCAGATTTTAGATGAGATAGCTAGAATCGAAAAAGGTCCAGAGTATCACAATATGCTTTTAGATCGTAAAAATATTCTTGAGGAAATGCGTAGAAGATATGGTCAAGAAGCTCAAAACATTAGAACACGATTAGCGAGTTTAAAAGCACAGTTTTCTTCTAGTAAAGATCCTAGCGAGAAACTTGATATAGGTAAAACTATTAGTGTAGCTACGGCTAGAATTACTAAAATCACTGGTTTTATGTCTGAGCTTACAGAACAGATTGGTGAGATCGAAGATTCTTTTGAAAGCAATTCAAGTTTTATTGCAAGTGAAAAAGATAAGCTACGCAACACTGTCACTTATAAAGATAATAGAGAATTGTCTTCAACAGATTCTGGCGGAACTCACCGCGCTCCTTGGGGTATGGGAAGTTCTTTGGATGAAGGTAAGCAACGGGCGCAGCTTAGGAACATTGTTGCAGATATTGTTGAGGATATTGTAAAGTCATCAACCAATCCAAAAACAGGTGAAATTAATACTAAACCTTTTGACATGGGTTCTCTTGTTCTTGAAGTTTTAAAAAGAGTCAGACCTGGCTTTACTGGCCAGTCACAGGTTGCTGTTGTGCTTAGGGATGCCACTCAAAGTCAAGTTGAAGATTTAGTTAACGCTTTCGTTGCAGCTGAAGAACAGGGAGATGAAGAAGAAGCTGATGCTATTAAAGAAATTCTTGAAAATAGCGGTTTATCTGATGATGCTATTACAGAGGCTTTAAGAGCTAAAAGGCGTTCTACCGCAGTTAGTTCTTCATTTGGCACTCAACAGGAAATGATTTCAAGTGGCAGTGGTTCTATCGTGCCACCAGATGTTGATACACTTGCAGCAATAAACGAAGCAAACCGTGAAACTAAAGAAATAGTTCAGATTCTTTTTGGTGGATTAAAATCAACATTTCCTAAGGGTAGGGTTAAAGTAAAAACCATTGGTGCTGACGGTGTTGCTGGTATTGAGGGTAAGGTTGAGATTGTTGGTGCAGATCAATTAGAAATGGCTGTTGAGGCTGCTGCATTAATTTTTCAAGAATTAAATAAAACTCTTGGCGGAGTTTTTCTTAGCACAGCATCTAAACCAAAGAACCTTTACAGCAGTTCTTTAAAAGAAGAAAAAGAAGATGAATCTGTTGTCGGTGAAGAACCTGCTTACCAAAAAAGAAATCAAGATTTAAAACTTAACCCTGAAAAAGAAATTGAAGAAACAAGAAAATTACGCGCTGCCTTAAATGCGCTTCTTTCCTCACAGTTAACTGACTATGCTAAAAAGAATCCAGATAAAGCTGATTTAGTTAAATCTGTTAAAGATGCTATAAGTAGAATAACTATAAGAGAATTTAGGTCACCTTTAGGTGGACCTAACCTTTATTCGAGTGACCCAAACAGTGACAAAGGTCTTATCCTTAGAGCTTTAAATAAGTTTACTGACGCTTTAAACCCTGCTGGTGAACCTAAACTTTCTGGAAACGTAGGTAAAATTGAATCTGTTTTAGGACAGTCAGTTATGTCTAATGTTTTAAAAGAACTTATTTCTTTAGTTACTAAAGGTGTAAATAATCCAGAAAAAGTATTTAAAGGTTTGGATGAGGAATCTGATACTGCTCAGTTTGAATATCAAGTTTTGGGTTCAACAGATTCTTTATTAAAGTTTCATGAAATAATTTCTAGATTAAATCCTACTGCACAAGCGTTGCTTGAGACTCTACAGCTACAGTCTTTGCTTTTTGATAAAGATGTTAAAGTTAAAAATGCGATGTCTAATCCGACAAAGCCTGGAAGTAACGTCGATATAATTGGAAACCCTAAGGGCACTGAATCTAATCCTGTGATGGAAGCTTTGCTTCAAATGTTTAATGCTTCTGGCAGCAATCAGTATGGTTTCTTGAATGTTAGTGAATCTGAAGCACCAATAGTTACAGCGTTAAAAGATTTGGCTACTACTTTTCAAAAAATATATGGAATAACTTTAAAGGCTGCTATAACGCCAGATGCAAACGGTAAACTTCCTCAAGGCCTTGTAAGCGATATTGGTGTTCCATCTGGACCATCTCCTGACGCCACCGTAATGACTTACATTAAAGCATTTAGTATGAATCGTCAAAAATATTTTGCTGAATTGTTGCAGGCTGGTGCAGGTAAAACTGATGCAGGTAAGAAGGATGCTTCAGATAAAGCTGGTGGAGCTGAAATTTCACTTGACCGTGTTGAAGGTATTTTTGAAAGATTAGATGTAGTCCCTGAAATGACTTCTGGGGTTATTGATCTTAGGGAGGCAATCTTAGGTTTAACGGCAGTATTATCTAGCGGAAAAATTACAGACCTAAGCCCTCAAATTGTTGCTCAAGCAAAAGATTCTATTGCTAAAACATTAGATGTTAATTCTAGGATGACTGGCTTTGGAATAAGAAGTGTTCCCGGGATTCCAGAAAACGACAAAATAACTAAAAAGTATCTTGGAAAAGATACTGCAAGTGGTGTCATAAAGGAAATTGAACAATCTAAACCTCAAGCGGAACAAGCCGGTGGAGGTTTAGCCGATTCTGTTATTGAGGGTTATGAAAAGAAAATGGAGATTGAATCTCCATCTAAAAGAATGCGCAGATCCGGTAAACAGACCGTTGATGGACTTGAAGAAGGATTATTCGAAGGCACAGCTGTGCTCGATAAGGCTGGCCGAGAACTGGCAGACAGTTTCCATGAAGGTTGGAGTGAAGCCGAAAAAGTTAAAGCTGTACAACTTATACAGCAACTTAAAAAAGAGGGTACACCTGAAGCTGAAGCAAGAATTCAAAAAGGTATGGCTATGTTCCGTTCCGCTCCGGATCGTAGTGCACAAGTTTCTAAGCAGGAAGAAATTGCTAAACGTAATGCTGAGGTTTTAAAAAACCTTGAAGAGGCTGCTAGAACTTCTAAAGATTTGCTTGTTGCTTTGGATGTCGAGTCTACTGGCGCTCAACCTGGATCTGGTAGAGATAAAGTATTTGGTTATTCTGTTGTAGCTGGTGCTGGTGTTGAGAGCATGGTTGAGGGTCCTCAACGTCAAACCGTTGTGCGTCCAAACCTTATAGGCATTGGTCATGGAATGCTGGTTCCACCAGCTGACCCTAGTACTGGACAATATTTTAACCCTGGTTCTGCTAAAGCTATTGGTTTACAGCAGGGCATGTCCGATAACTTTAGGGCCCTACCTAACCTTATTAAGAGAATTGAATCGTTAGGTTACGGTGAAAAGAACACTAAGGGTAGCGAAGAAGAGTATGTAAATCAACTTGAAGATATTGCATTTATTTTAACTCAACTTTATGAAAAGAAAATTCCTTTAGCTATTCATCAGGGTGGTTTAAGTGATTTAACTAAACTTGGTAAAGAGTTCGCTAAATATGGAATAACTGCTCCTACTGCAAAACAGTTTAGAGATGAGAGTCTTCTTGTCGAAACAGAGTCAATGACAAAAATGTTTTTTGCTGGTGTCAGTAAAAAGCTTGGTGAAACATATAAATGGCTTACCGGTATGGTTATGGGGGAAGAGCTCACCCCTAAACGTGGTTCAAAACCGACTCTTACCAGTGCTGAAGCTAAGGCACATGACCCTACAATTGATACTGCTGCAACTTTGGTTAACGCCTTTTCTATGCGTCAAGCAGCTTCCGATTCTGGTGTAGAAAGAAAAGGTATTGCTGGAAGAACGTTAAGTCTTGTTGAGGCTGGTTGGAATAAAATTTCTGATGCTATTTGGGGTTTCAGAAAGTTTGATCAAAAAACTCCGTTGCCAGAGAACGCTAAAATGTGGCAGAGGCAAACTTCTGTTGAACCTCCACACACTATGCAACCAGAATATATTCCTGGTTCTGGTGCAGCTAGACCTGCTACTCCTGCTTCGCCTACACCTCCTTCTCAGGATGCGGCTCAACAGGCTTTGGCTGTTCAGATGGAATACGATAAAAAGCTTCAAGAAGTTGAAATGTGGAAGGCTAACCTTCAGGCACGAAGGAAGAAAGCTGAGTTCCAGTATGAAGTTGATAAGGTTGAGGAACTTAAGTCTAGGCTTCTTTTGCTTCAGGCTCAAAGGGATCAGGCTGTTAAGTCTGGTGCAATGCAACCAAAACAGCTTTTGGATGATATTGTAAAAGTTCAAAAACAAATTGATGAAGCTTTATTTAATAGGGATGATGTTGCTGATGCTTTGGCTAAACAGATTGAAGCTAATGGTGGTGTTAGGGAGCAGTTCTTTGCTCAAAAGAAAAAGATTAAACCTATACCTGAGCAGATACAGCTTGAAAAGGAGCTTAAAGCCCTTGCAGAGCAGTTAGGTATACAGCAGGTTGAAGTTCAAAAGAAAGCCTCCTCTGGGGGCCGTGGAGCCGTTTTAGCGGCCCCTCTAGAACAATTGAGGGCGGCAGAGGCTAGGCTTCAAAAAGCTCTTGAAAGTGCAAGTGTTGGAAACGTTGCACCTGTTCTAGTTAAAAAAATTAAAGATCAACTTAAAGAAGTTCAGCAAAGCATCGCGGCTGGCCCTGTTGGCAGTCGTAGAATGCGGGATGCTTCTGGAGCTTTAACTTCTGCTGAAGTTGATGTCTATAAGGTTAGCGATAAAGCTAGAGGAATTAAAGATCGTGTATCTGGTAAGAGTTATCTTGAAACAGTTAAACGTAAGTTGGCTAAAGAAATTGCTGACGCTGAAGAAAAAGGCCGTCAAGATGTTGTCGACGAGTTAACTAAACTTGTAGATCAAATTGATTCCTCTATCGCTCAAGGGCCTGTAGGTAAGTTCAATAATGGTCGTATGGCTTACGAAGTCCCTGATGCTGTGCGTAGAAGACAAGAGTTTAAGAATGTTCGTATTTCTAATGTTGAAGGAACAAATACTTTAGGTCTTGAGGGTATTCATCATCAAGCACAGATTGACCAAGCAAGAGAAAGGGCAAAATTAGAAAGAAGTCAGGCATCTAAAGCTCTTGAAGGTCAAATGAAGAATGAAATGGCTATCATGAAACAGGTTGAAGCTTATAACCGTAAAATGATGGACTCTTGGATTAGCGGACGCTATGCCCTCTATGACGTTGCAAACACTTACCAACAATTCAACCAAGTATTAAGAAGAATTGTAACCGAATTTAGGCAAGCTATAGATGTTTTTGCGCAATACGAAACAGCTTTTACTTCTGTTGAACGTTCTATGCAACCATTAAAAGATGAGTTTGCTGGAATGCGTTATGAATTGGTTAAACTAACTGGTGAACTTCCTATAGCGTTTGATGAGTTGGCTAAAATTCAAACCCTTGGTGCACAGATGGGTATTAAGGCTGATGGTATAACAAACTTTACTGAGCAAGTTTCTAAGTTCTCCACTATCACCGGAATCGCTTCTGATACTGTTGCACAAAAGTTTGGTCGAATCAGCCAACTAGCAAACGTGCCTTCTGAAGACTTTAATAAACTAGGCTCAGCGGTAGCCTATGCTGGTGTTAATGCTGTTGCTACAGATATTGAAATTCTTACATTAACAGAAAATATTGCTGCTGCCGCAGAAAACTCTGGTTTTGCTGCTCAAGAAATTATTGGCTTAGCCACAGCAATGTCCTCTTTGGGTATTGCCCCTGAACAAGCACGTGGTGTTATCACTCGTTTGTTTGGTGACATTAACCGTGCCGTCGAAGGTGGAGGTAAACCTCTACAAGCTTTTGCAGAAAGATTAGGTCTTAGCGCAGAAAGCACAAAAGAACTTTGGAAAGCAGATCCACAAGGATTCTTTAAAAAACTTTTAGAGTCTTTATCTAAGAGCAAAAACTTGACTGTTGCCTTAGATGCTTTGAACATTAAAGAAACTAGAGAAATTTCTACTCTTCAAAAACTTTCAGAAAACCTTGATGTTTATAATCAGGCTATGGCTGATGCTGAAGAGTCTTATAAAAATGGAACTTTCTTGGGTGACTCTTACGCTAAAACTCAAGACAATATTGCAACTAAAATGCAGCTTGTTAGCAACCAGTTTAAAATGTTCCAGGATGCTTTTGGTGCAGCATTATCTGGTCCAGTAGGTGTTCTACTTGACATGGTTAAAGGTATTTTAGAGTATTTCAATAAGATCGCGGCTAACCCTGCTGGCCAGTGGGCAATGCGTGTTGCAACAGCAATAACGGCAATAGTTTCGGTTATGACTTTAGCTAGAATGGCTAGCATGAAAGCTACGGCAAGCCTTCTAGCGTTTAGAACTGCGCAAATGTCGTTAAGTAAAATTGGTGGACAAGAGTCTGGAATTATGGCTTTTGCTAAAGCTCTCTTTGGTGCAGAACAACTTATTGTTCGTTCTAACGGTAGAATTGAAGTTTCTACTAGAAAAGCAATTAAAGCAATGGAGGCTGCTGGAGAACTAGAAATTGTACCTGAAGGAAGTGATCTTGAGAAAACTTTCCTTTCTAGAAAAGATGCCAGACGTTCAGGTATGGCTTCTGAAGCAGATTTTGATGCAGAACTAAATGCAATGAAACAAGCAACACTAACTTCTAACGAAGATACTTTAGCAACAATAGGTAATACTAATGCTAAAAAACAAAATGCTCTTCAAAGATTATTTAGTCGTAAAGCAACTAGAGAAGAAACTACAGCAGTTAATTCTGCCACTCAAGCTGAAAACCTTAATACTGTGGCAACCAAGGCTGGAACCGTTGCAGGTAGAGAACAAGTAGCTGTTATTAAAATGGGTACAGTTGCAACTAGGGCGTTTGGTAGGGGCATGATGATTGCTAGCACGGCTTTAGGTGTTTTTGCAATCGCATCAACAGTTTTCAGTATGATACAAACTCACCTGGATAGCATGAAAGTGGATCTTGAAGAAGCTGGTGGCGGTTTAGCTTCATTTCGTGAAGCAATCTATAAAGACACTCAGGCCTTTAGAGATGGTGGAGAAGCGTTTTCAACTTACAGTAGCAAAATAACAACTTCAAAAACAGGTATAGCAGATTGGGCTGAGGGTCTTCAAACTGCTACAGAAGCAAACGGGCCATTAACTGAGGCTGTTTCTGAAACCACTGATGAAGTTGAATATCAAACTTTAGCTTTACATAAAAACTCTCAAGAATGGTTGGCTAATGCTGCAATGCAGGATGATGTTATTCAGGGTATGTTTAAAAAGTATTTTGAAAGACAACAAGATTTAGGTCAATTTGCTGAACAGGCTGGCGTTAAGATTAGCGACATACTTAAGGCTGCTTTAACTAAACCTGGAACTGGTGCAGTAGAATTTTTGCAGAAGAGTTTTGATGCTTTGTCTTTGCCTCCAGGTCTTTCTAGCGAAATTTTTAATGACTTAATGAATATAGCTAAAGCATTAGATTCTACAACATTGGCTGGAGTTGAGAACAGTAAAGTAATTACTGCTTTGATGGGTACTTTTGAGACAATAGATGAAACTGGTGCAGCTGCAGCTATTGAAGATGTTGCTAAAAAGGTTTATACTTTAACAAATTATGTTAGCGACCTTTCATCTTTGATGTCTTCTGCTTTTGCTGTCCGTTATGGTTTAGAGGAATCTACAGATAAGTTAGCTAATTCTTGGAGTGCAGTTACAGATCGTTTTGAACAGGCACGTAAACAGTTAGAAGGTATTAATAGAGAAATATCTTCTATCACTGCTGATAGAAATATTTTAGAATACCAGTTGAGTGTTGCTTTAAGGTATGGCGATACTATGCGTGCCGATAAACTTAGAGCTGAGATCGCTGCCAAGACTGCTGAAATTCAAGATAAACAACTTGAAGCACAAAAGGCGGCAGAGCAGTCAAGTACTGGTCTGGTTGGAATGAATCCTGGTGCGATTCAAAATAGGGAAACTATGCGTAGCATGGTTCAAGATTATCAGGGACACTTAGCCGCTTTAGCTAATCAGTATAGTAAATATACTGGTGAAACTCAAAAAGCTGACAGACAAAGAATACTTGATCAAGTTAAAACATTAAAATCTGATTTTAAAACTAGAGCAATGGCTTTAGGTTTTTCTGAAACAGAACTACAACCATATTTGGATAGTTTTAAAGATTGGAAAAAAATTGTAGAAAAACTACCTAATCAACTTACAGTTAAAGTTGTTGCCGACCCAGGCATGCGTGCTTGGATTGAATGGTGGGCTGCAAATAAAGACAACAATGGTGTCACTTCTATTGTAAGTAGTAATCAAACAAGTGGTGCTGGTTCTACTGATCCAAATAAAAAACCAAAACCGACACCGGGTGCTCCTGAAAAGAAGATAGGAGAGTTAGCTTTAAATGCTTCTGAAAGTAGCCTTACAGAAAAGAAAACTCAAGCAGAAAAAGCATATACGGAAAGATTTGCTTCAGCGTTAAAAGAGCTTAAAGGTAAAGATTATGCTCCAAGTGAAAATGACTTGTTTAGAGCTATGAGAAGCCCTAAAGAGTATCAAGAAATATACGGTAAATTAGGTGGCCCACAGAAAAAGAAGTTTAAGCGAATTATTGACGAACTTAAACAATTGCAAGCAAATGAGGGAATGTATGCTAGTATAGGAAGCATTCAAGAAAGTGTTGCAGGAAAAGCTGCTGAAGAAGAATTAAGAAATGCTTTATCTAGTGAACTTCAATATGCTTTAAAGTTAGTGGAAATGCCTAATGGTGCAATGTATTCTTCTTGGTCGGCTCAACAATATAATTTAGATAAGAAAAAACTTGAAGAACTAAAAGGACAATATGATACAGCAGTAAGAAATGAAGGCTTAGATCCTAATCAAGTTAAATTTGAGGATCTAAATTCAAATGCTAAAGCTAGAGTTCAAAAATATTATGACAATTTACAGGCTCAAAGAAACCTTATATTTACAAGAAGAAATCAGGCAAATAAGTCTAGAGATAAATTGCTTGGATTTAAAAAACAAGATTGGTGGGCTTCTGCTGGATTGGATATTCTTTGGGGTAGGTCCGAAGGGGATCCGTTAAAGTGGAATCATTATGCTTCAGGTGGGTATGTTTCTGGCCCGGGCACAGCAAGAAGCGACTCGATTACAGCTAGGCTATCTAATGGTGAATATGTTCAAAACGCTAAAGCAGTCAAATACTATGGTTTAGATTTCATGAATGCATTAAACACTTTACAGGTCCAAAGGATGCCTTTAAACTATGGAAACATGGGGCAGTCTACTAACGGTAAAATGGTGGTAGAATTATCTTCTAGCGCTTTAATGCAGTTGATGTCATTGGCAAACAGACCTATAAATCTTTATTCAGATGATAGGCAGATTGCTTCAAGCGCAAACAGAGGAAACATGCTACTAGCTATGAGAGGTGCAAATTAATGGCAGTTTATGACGGTAAAGTCTGGTTCGGTAATCAACGTTACGGAACTTGGATTAAAGCACCCTTAGCAGATATGAACGCTAACTCTACAAGCTTTTTAGCTGAACAACAGTTCACTAATGGTGGAAGTTTTATTAAATCATCTTTTGGCTCAACTAAAAACTATGATATGTCTTGGAACGGTAGTTTAGATGAGTTGCAGGTTATCAAAGATTTTAAAGACGGTATTTATGGTGGAGGGCTTCTCTATTGGGAAGATCCGTTTGCCAAAAACATTTTACCTACACATTGGGCTGCACCAATGCTTACTGTGCGTGACTGGCCTAGCCTTATTTCAAGCGACAACAAACCAACACCTGTAACTCATAGCGTTACAGCAAAAAATCTTCCTTATCAAAGCGCATTATATAATGTTTTTAATACTGCGGAAACTGTGCGTTCATTAACTTTGCTTATCCCTGAAGAACATGTTTTACGTTTAGGTTTTGTTTATAGTGCGACTGGCACTGCAAGTATTAAAGCAGTACCAATATTGACTTCAACTGGTGCAGATGGAACACCTGTGACGCTAACACAGTTAGCATATAATGCTTCGAGTCTTTATGATTCATCAGCTACTTTTAGTAATGTTACTGGTGCAGCAAATAGGGCTAAAGCGGTTAGAATATATATTTCAAGAACAGATAATACGCCGTCAACTGTAACTATTAGAGGTGGTATTGCAACACTGTTTTTAGCTGATGGTTCTTCTGGCCATGGACATGATCTTTGGGGAACTGGTGTTCAATATAGCACTAACTGGTCTTCTGGTCAAGGAGCAACAGGTTCAATAATGCCTAATCCACCCACGATTCAATATAAAAACATTGTTGGCTCTAAACGTTTAGTTAACATGTCCGCTAGTTTAAAAGAGGTTGAGGCGTGGCTATAAAAATAGTTCCATCTTCTGGTTCAGCTAAATTTCCGGAGATACAAACATATTCAATAAACATTGATGCTGTTTCTACTGACGCTACAGATAGTGGTGCTTCAACTGGATCAATGTCATTGTCTATGCCAGTTTTATCTACTAAAGTTGATGCAAACGGAAATAGGGTTAATCTTCCTGGTGCAGAAAGAACTACAGCTCTTTTAGGGCGAGAAGTTTCTTTATATGATTATGGAATGTTTTCTGATGAATCTAAATTTGATTATCAAAAAATAGATTATGGTCGTGGAGCGTTTTTTGGCACAGTTAGTTCTATGTCTTTACCGGCAAGTGGTGTAGCAGATTTTTCTGTGGACAGCATTCTTTTTAAATTGAATTGTGAAAAAACAGCTGACCCACATTTTGGGGCTGGAGCTACAATGGCTACAGCTTTCATATATTATTGTAGCCTTGGAGATATTATAGTTAATCCAGATAATATTTCTTCTAGGTTTAAGATAAGTCCTGTAGCTTATATTGCTTGGAGGGGTAACGTTTGGGAGTATATTAAAATGTTTTGTGTCGCTAATCAGGCAGAAATATTTTTTGATGCTTTAGGAAACGTTGGTTTAAAAGATATTCGCAAAACAACCATATCTGTTAAAGAAAGTTCTGGCGCAAATCTAAGTACAACATTATTGGGTACTAGTAGAAAAGTTGAGATCACTGAATATAAAAGCACTTGGGAGACTGACACTGTTATAGCTAGAGCGGATACTGCTTATCAAGTTAATTTTGGTGAACAAAAAAGTGAAACTATTGAGATGGAGGCTTCTACTATAGAGTCAAAAATTTTTCAGCCAACTTGTGTAACTAGAATTGATCCTCTGCCTTTTTCTGGTGGTATAGGTATTTCTCCTTATGTTGTGGTAGATAATCTTAATATTCCTGTGCCTCCTGCTTGGTGGAATGGTAATGGTGGGAAGGTTACTGTAAGTATTTCTAAAGAAAATAATTCTCAGATAATTGTGTCTATTAAGGCTCCAGATATTTTGCAGTCTAGTTCGCCTTATCAGGAGCCTTTTAGGTTAGCTGAAGTTTATTCTGATGCTACTCAGCCTGCTTTATTTATTTGTGGTGAGGGAGTTAGGTATACTAAAGAGTTGCGTACTGTTGATACTGGTGCTGATGAAAAGTTTATTTCTAGGGATTCTAAAGCTACTGTAGATAATCTGTTTATTTCGGATGCTTCTTATCATTTGATTCAGTCTGCAGCTAATGCTACTGGGCCGACGACTTCGGTTAGCCTTACAATAGGTTCGTCTGGTTTGCCTGATGAGATAAATAAGATTGCTGGTGCAAGGTTTTTTTACAATAATGGTTATTATCGTGTTGTTAATGCTAATGTTTCTGATTCTGGTATTGGTTTAACTGGTAAGGCTGATACTGTTTTTGATGATTTGGCTTCTACTTATTCAGCTAATTTTAATCAATATAATAACAGTGTTTCATATGCACCTAATAATTTTAATTCATTTAATACGGATGCACTTAATTCTGGTAAAAAGTTTTCAGATTTTAATTTAAGATATCCTGCTTTAACATTTGAACAAGTTGGTTCATATTATTTTGGAATGACTTTTTCTGACATGTCTATCATTCCGTTAGGAGATACTTTAAACCCTTATGACAACTAAACCTTTATCTAATTCTCCTGCACAAATGCAGAAATGGTCCCGTTGGGTTGACGCTCAACTAGACGAACTTGGGCTAGAAGCAATACCGGCAATAAAGGCACAGTTAGCTAGCATGGATGCAAACGATATCAGATATCAGCAATTAATATCGGATCTGGAATATCAAATAAAATATTTTAGTGAAACAACAGCAAACGCAGTATCTTTTACGGCGTTACAAACAACTTTAAAAGCTACCCCAGTTATTTCTTTAAAGTCACCTACTAGTGTAAATGCTGCTGGCCCAGGCACACTTATTTTTACTGCTTCAGGTTCTGCCTGCTGGAATCAAGATAGTGGTGCACTAATTACTGGCTCTGGAGCTTACGATGATGCTGGACTGCTATATCAGGGCACATATAATGGTTTAAGATATGTTTCTTCATTTTGGTTTTCTAACACAGATCTTAACCGGCTTGCTTCAAGAACAATAACATCAGCTAGCGTTTACCTTAAAAACAGGTATGCAGCAGACCCAAATTATGGTTCTGTAGTGAAGCTTGGTACACATGCTTATCAAGTGCCAACAATGCCAACATCTAGAGATAATCCTTTTGAAGATACTTTTTATTCTGGCGAAGGATCTTGGATTCCTTTATCTGCAACAGTGTATAATGGATTAAAGGCTAAAACTATAACGGGCTTTTCTATTGGAGTTGGATCTTCATTTAGTTACAGTACTTATGATGGTTTCGCTAAAGATTATCCACCTAAAATTAAGATAACTTATTCTGCATAGGAGAAAAAAATGGCTCAAACAGCTAACCTGAAACTTGTTACACCAGACGCATCGTCTGTGCTCATCCCTTTACATAGTCATTTCGCTGTGTTGGCTAGCGGGGTAGATGAGGCTATAACAAATAGGTTTCAATACAAAATTTTATCTTTTGAAACAACGGCAGCAAGGGATCTAGTTTATAGCCCTACTACCGGTTTAGTGATTGATAGTACGAATAAGCCAGCTTTAGTTGATGGTGACGTGTGTTATGTTAGAGACTTAAAAAGATATTTTATTTGGAACAATAATGGCGGAACTAGTGCATGGATTTTAACCCTTAAAAGATTTAATTTTCCAACTTTAACAGATAGAGACGCTATGCCTGCGGTAGATATCGCTGAAGGTGATACTTGTTATGTTGCAGATATTGATGTTAACTATACTTGGGATGGAACTTACTGGTATCCAACTTCACAACAGTCAACTTTAAGAAAAATGGAAACCGGCTATACTTATGTTCCACAGTTTTCTGGTTCAATATTAACTGGAACTTTTGCAAACAGCACGACTTTTGCTACACCAATATTAATTACTAACACATTAACTGTAACTTCTATGAGTATAAACGTTGTGACAGCTTCTACGGGTTCATCTCAATTAACTCTAGGTGTTTATTCTAATGCTACTTCTGGCCTAGATTATCCAGGAACTAGGCTGCTATCGACTAGTACAATATTCGCAACTACAACTGGAGTAAAAACACTACCAGGTTTAAGTTTAGTTTTACAGCCTGGAATATATTGGTTATCTTTATCTTCGAATAATGGTGGTGGAACAGATCCAACAATATCTCGATTCTCACAGTCGCCTTTTATGCCAATGTCAACAACATCAAGCATACAGTTCCTAGGTAACGCTGCTTGGTCGATGTCTGGAACAACACCACCAGCAACATGGTCAACAACTAAAACACTAGCCCAATATGGTCCACTAATTTCTATAGGAGTATAACATGCCAAATACAACAACATGGTCAATAACATATCCAGATTCTTCAACTAACCTTACACCACTAGAATCTCATTTCGCTGAAATAGCGAACGACACTGACGCTGCTTTAACAGTTTTAAAAGCAAACGTTAGAGGAACAAACACTGCTGATACACTAGAAACTTTAAAAACATCCGTAACAGCAATCAATACTAGACTTGCATTAAATCTACAAACATCAGGTTCAACACCAGTAGGTGCGCCAACAAACTCTGGTGTAGAAGGCTCTATGCATTGGGATTCAACAAATAATATTCTTTATATTTACGATAACACTGTAGGCTGGAGAGTAGTGTTTAGAGACACCGGATGGGTTAACTTAACGATGACTGGTGGAACTCCAAACTATGTTGCAGGTACTCCGACCCCACAGTACAGGGTTGTAGATAATACTGTTCATCTTCGTGGATTAATACAAAAAACCGGAACAATTGTGGCCGGAACGGAATATCCTTTTGCGAGCTTAGCTTCATATGCTCCAAGCGTAAACTCATATTTTACTGTACCCTCTAACTCTGTTAGCGCCCCAACAACAGATCACTTAAAATCAGGTAGACTAATAGTCGCAAGCAACGGAAATATTGCTATAATTTCATCTTACGGTGGAGTCGATGCTCCGAGCTACTACATAAACTGTTCATACCCTCTAGGATAAGGAAAAATAAATTGACTGACACAAAAATACATCCAATAATTAAAAAAAGAAACTTAACACCAGGCACACCCGAGGCGGTCCTAAAAGTAGCCGAATATTTTGTGCAAATAAAATATGAGGAAGGACCAAACAAAGACAACCTTTTCGGTAAATGGTTTGGTGCAAACAACACACACTGGTGTGCAGAATTTGTAAGTTACTGTTTCAACAAAGCTGGTGCAGGACACGTCGTTAACGGCCTACAAACCAGAAACGGTTACCTATCTTGCAGTAAAGGTATTGCTGCAATGAAGAAACGTGGCCTAAAACAAATTCCAGTAGCAGAAGCACAACCAGGAGATATTATTTTCTTTGACTGGGACCACGACCACGATCCAGATCACACTGGAATAGTTGTTAAAAACAATCCAAAGAAAAAACAAATTGTTTGTCGTGAAGGAAACACTTCAAGAGGCGACGGTTCAAGATCTAACGGTGGACAAGTAGCCGAAAGGGTCAGAAACTATAGCAACGTCTTTATTGTTTTTAGACCAAACTGGAAAGTTGCATCTCAACCAATAGTAGAAGTTAAAAAGACAGAAATAAAAAAGATTGAGGCACAACCTATTGTTGTTGCTGAACCAGCAAAAACTCAACTAATTCAACCTCAAACTAAGGTTGCTCCACCTAAAAGTGGTGGAATGCTTCCAGAATAATTTAATGTTATAATAGTATATAAAAGGGCGAGATTAGGATAAAAATGCGTGAACGTGTAAAAGAAATTATTTCTATTATCGGAACCTTAGCTTGGCGTGGGTTCGGTGTCTTTCTATTTATACTTGGGGGAGCAGCAGGTTCCGGTGCAGTAATCACTGGAAACGCCTTCACAGGTATTCTAATCGCTTGGATTACTCTAATGTTAGGTATCGTTGGTGCCATCGGTTATGCTATCGCTGTAACAGGTAAAGTAACTAACGACGATGTTGCTAAAGCTACACAGGATGCTGTGCAAAAAGCTGTGGATTCGGAAAAGTAATGTCTGAATCACCAGAATTATATGTTGCTCTTGGGCGCTTAGAAGAGGGCGTTAGATCAGTTAGAGAATCGCAGGAACGTATGGAAAAAAAATTAGATGCTCAAGACACAAGAATTAACCAGATAGAGTTAGATGTTAAAGAGTTAAAAACTCAACGTCAAAGCAAAGCTTATGCTTGGACTCTTTGGTTGGCTATTATTGCTACCGCAGTTTCAATAGTTGCTGTTTTTAAACCGTAGGAACTTACTCGACAAAAGAGAAAACCTCCAATTACTTGGAGGTTTTTTTCTCATCTAGGTTTATTCTGTTAACCCATGCTTGGCCAGCTGATCCGCCCCAAGCGTCCCAGGCTACACGTCCCGGGCTTGGATAGCCTTCTTCACCAGCATTAAAGCCTTTAGCTTTTTTATCTACCGTGTGTCTAGCGAAATATGATTTCATTCTAGCAATAGTGTCTCTACTTACGGCTTGTCCGCCTGCTAGTTGTGAAGCTCTGCGTCTACCAACATCAGTGAAACCTCCACCAGCTTTACCGTCAGCGATCCATTTTAAAGCACGCTTAGCCGCGTTCTGTACACCTGTAGGCGGTTTATATGTTTCAGCCATTATCTTTTCCTGTTCTGTTGTCTGTTGAATAGAATCCGGAACCGTTAAAAGAAACGCCACCGAAATTTATTTTCCTAATTAATTGTACACTACAATTAGCACACTTCTCTAATTCTAGAGATTCATTTATTGGATGAGAAACCCTAAAAGCTTCTAAACATTGTGGACATTGATAATCATAGCTCGGCATTAGGTAGATCCTCAAATCTTTTACAGTAGCCACACTTATCGTTTTCGCATACCCTATCACAATGTGGGCATCCTATAAGGTTAGCTTT